CACTGCCTGCACTGCACCGCACTGCTCAGCAGCAGCAGCAGCAGCAGCAGCAGCACCACCACCACCAGCAGCAGCAGCACCACCACCACCACCGCCACCACCACCGCCACCACCACCGCCACCGCCACCGCCACCGCCACCGCCACCACCACCGCCACCGCCTCCACCTCCGATCTGGATCTGGATCCCACCGCGGCCGCGGTTGTTTCGGTTGTTTCGGTTGCGGCGACTGGGTCCCGCGACGGCATTCCTCGTTCCGACCGCGGCATTCTTCGTGCTCTTCGCCTTCTTATAAAATCCTGGACCCTTATTCCCGTTGGCTTTGTACTCGTAATTTTTTCCATGTAATTTGTTCCGTGTTAATGCGTTTTCTATTGCCTTCAAGTCCGCCTTCAGTTTCGTCTTTTCGTCATTTGAAAGGGTTAGGTTAGTCTGAAGCTTTTCCTTTAGTTTGTTTATATTCGCACCCCTTTCCGTCATTGCGTTCAGTCTCGCCTTAACGTCTTTGCTTCCAGGGTATTTTCTAAGATTTTCCTGGAGCTTTTTTATCTCATTCGCATTCCCGATGAAATCGGGTTTGTTCGCGAATGCTAGGTTTCGCGGCTGATTGATCAAACCGCCCTTGTTGATCGTACACCCCAAACCCTTGTTCGTCATGCCGAAGATGTACTTCGGACCGTAACACCCTTTTCCCCTATCACCATTTTCCCTCAAAACGTAGCCCGGCTTCTTACACGACCTACTTAACATTCCCAGTTTATAGAATTCACGCTTTCGGCACGCTTTATTCGACTTGGCGGGGAAAAAGTTTTTGTCATTCTTGTTCGTGTACTTGTAACATCCTAACCCCTGGTCACCCTGTTTGAAGACGTACCCTGACTTACACTTTTTCGCGCTATTCGCCTTGACGAAGTTGCCCGAAGTCGGCGGGGTCCTCCTATTTTGCTTGTTGGAGCGGAACATGTTCAGTAGGCCCCTGCCACCGCCGCCACCGCCACCACCGCCACCGCCACCGCGGTTTCGCATGAAACGGGGTGCGTTCCGGGGCATGACCCGACCGAGCCTCTCCCGAGGACGCGCGGGTCGGTTGTTAAAGTTGTTGCGACCTCCGCGGTTCATGTTGTTGAAGTTATTGCGACGACCTTCTCCGCGGTTCATGTTGTTGTAGTTCCTCCTCCTCCCTTCTCCCCTCAAAAAACCGGGTTTCGGTCGGCCCTTGAAAATACTTCCCTTGGGAAACCTCACACCGCCCCGATTCCCGCCGCCCAGGTTGCGGTTGCGGTTGTTTCCAAAGTTGCGGTTGCGGTTGCGATTCGCGTTGTTGTTGCCCAGGTTGCGGTTACGGTTCGCGTTGTTGTTGCCCAGGTTGCGGTTACGGTTCGCGTTGTTGTTTCCCAGGTTGCGGTTGCGGTTCGCGTTGTTGTTGTTGTTTCCCGGGGTGCGGTTTCCCTTGTTGTTGTTGTTGCCGCTATTTCCCGAGTTGTTGTTGTTCTTCTTCACCGCCGTGTCGGTCGAGTTCGCCGAGTTGTTTTTCTTATCAGGCGTGGTGAACCTGTTGATCACACCGCTGAAGAACCCCTTGTTCTCGGCGACCGCCTTAGCGGCCAAAATACGCTTCTTGGTAATCTTGACGGGCTCGGCGATCTTCAGTCTCTTCAACCTGGTCTTGATCGCATCGACCAAATCAGCCTTGGACCTGTCGTCGACTTTCAGGTTCTTGTCCAGTTTCCGGGCGATCCTCTGGATCCTGGGAAGGGTCGTGTCTTCGTCGAAGAGACGTTCGAAATCCCTCGCCGTCAGGGGACTTTTACGATCGGTCATGTATTTCCGCGACCGGTTGAGTAGCATCGGCGGTAAGGGTAACCGCCCAGCCTGAATATTTTTGCGCACCGCGCATATCTGTTCCTTTGTCAGTCTAAGGTTCTTACCCGTGTTGAGCTTAATCAGCTCCCGGAGACTATTGATGTCGGCGTCGGGATCGCATGCATCCATATAGTATAAACTGACAAAAAAAGTATCAGGTCGAGTACCCTATGTTGTATAATTTAATCTTTTCCTCGTACGTCATGGTAAAGTCGAAGATGTTTACATCTCCTAATTTGATGTCGATCTCCTTGATCGGTCTGTCGTAGCACACCCGATTCGAAAGCGCGGACCTGACGAGTGATTCCACGAATTCCCTGGGCGTCTCGATGTCATCCTGGTAAATTTGGTTGGTGGTTATTTTCATGCACGTGATCTCGTGGGGTTTCTTATCCAGGAACGGGGTCAGGGGGTACTCCTCCTTGGTCCCGCCGTCCACGTACGTCTTCCCCGCGTACTTCCCGCACGAGAATATGAACGGAACCGCCATGCTCATGCACACCGCATCGATCACCTTCATATCCGGGTGTGTGTCCCTCGAAAAATACACCGTCTCCGAGGAGTTGAGACAAAACGCGGAGACGTAAATCTTCATCTCGACCTCGGCGAATGTCGGATCGGATCGACAGATCTCGACCAACTTCTTACGTATGGGGTGCATATCGACGAACCCGAACTTGGCGAAAAACGAACTCAACTTAATTTTGAAAAAGTCGGCGATGTTGGTGGAGAGCGCGATTTCAAATATTTCGTCCACCGACATCCCGACCGCCAGAAATAGAGCCAGGATCGACCCGGCGGACGACCCGGATATCTCCTTGACGTCCACGAGATCGGATTCCATCGCCTTGAGACGGCCGATCATGGAGAATATACCCATGCACGCCGGTCCCAACACGAGATATTTCATCTGCCTCCTACCTAGTAGAACTGAGGAAATTGACGACGCAAAAGCGCGAAGACGATCGCGTAGACGATCGAGTGGGTGAGTGCGGAAGTCACACTCGTCTGCCCCGACTGGAACACACCCTTGCTCCCCGGCGGTAAAGTAAGGAGAGCACCGGGGCTGAGCACCAGGAACAGAGACGTGCTGACGAGGAGATCGGTCTTGGTCAGGACGAGGCCCATGGCCTTCGCGATCATGCTGTACACGACAAAGAACACGAGTGCGTGGAAAAACACCGCGTGCGTGTTGGTCTTTTGGTTTGCGAACGAAAGCTTTTCCCCGTTGGTCGTGATGAGAACACCGGGGCTGAGCGTTAAAAAAAGAGCGGCTGGGATGGCGACGCGTTGAGCGGTGAGGTTCGGTAACATTTAATATACATCCATATAATTTTTACACAGGTTTAGAAAGCTATTAAACGTCGCCCCTCGCATCACCCTCTCGTGCAGACCGTTGTCGTCGACCACGCGCCTGACATGTTTCCACACGTGCGCGAGTCTCTCTTCGAACCACGCCGTCTGCTCCTGATACTCCCACGTCACCCGCGGTACAGTATCGGCGTCGTGTTCCATGTGACAAAACTCCACGAAATCCACGAACCGTCCTGAGTGATGGATTCCTGCGTCGTAAAGGAGAAGTTCAATGGTATGCCACATTCGAGTGAGTTCATCTGAGTATTCGACTTCCCAATCTTCGATATTCAGAGGAGCGTCTTCGCGGGAGACATCTTCGTCACTGCCGTCAGCGTCTAATCCGGTGTTGGCCTCCCACACGTACTGACTCCACACCATTATACATCTTTAGGGGGCTTCTCTTTTATGCCTGTCAGAGAGAGACTCGTCGACTCCTTCGTCTGCAGGTTATCCTTGATGGCGTTTAAAGCTCCTTCGACCTTGGCCTCGTCGCCGGAGAAGAAGGACATGAGACCGGCGGAGATGGCCTCCTTGTTCATGGTACCCTTGCGCACGGATTTGCGCAGGTTGATTTTACCTTTCCTGAGGTTGATGGTATCAATGCCCTGATCGACCATGGCTTTCTTCACGCGCTCCTTGAGCCGCTTCTCTTCCTGGTTGAGGATCTTGATATCAGATTTCGCATCGGAAAGTTGCTTGGTGAGCTCCACCAACTTCGAGACGGTGTCGGAGAGATCGTTGGATACGTTAGTCATTTGATTACTACTACGCTCTAATCTTTAAGTTGTTAGGCGCAGAGACCGCGCTGCATGAGATCAGGGACGATGGTGGAGTTGTTCCACACGAAGGGCTCCTTGGGGTTAGGAGGGTCCTTGCGGATCTGCTGGTTGGCGTTGCGAAGCGCGCCGCCGACGGTCTCGGGGAAACCGATCTGCTGGCGGGGATCGAGGAAGTTCTGACCCGCGAGGACGTCCTCTGGGGCAAACTGACCGAAATCCTCCTCGGAGGCGATCTCACGGGGGAGAAGAGAGGAGGCGAGGCCGGTGCCCTGGCTCATGCCGGCAGAGGGACCCGCGGCGGGACCCACGGAGGGACCGATGGACGCGTACTCGCGCTCGGAAATGGTGTAAGAAGATTTGGAGTTGAGATTGCAGAGGAGGAAGACGAGTGCGGCCACGGCGATCAACATCATAATCGATTGGTTACGACCCTTGAACATCTTTGTTATATATTAACAATTTATTTTTTACTGGTCCTCGTCATCGACAAAAGCGTAGTCGTCTGGGTATGTGTCGAGGATCGGCTCGGGGTGGAGCCTGACCTGGACGAGATTCCATGTGGCGGCAAAATTTTTCTTGGCGAACCAGATCCCCGAGAATTCGAGGATGACGTCGCACGACCTGTCCTTCTGGAGAGATTCGATGTCGACCGCCTGCTGCTTGGCGTCAAAAATCTTGGTCGCGTCGATGCGCTCGCACTCGATCCTATTATCCGGCGACGCGCTGGAAGTGTACGCCGCCCTGATGACAGTCTCGGACAATTCCTTGCCGAACCATTCGGCCGAGTGCTCGATCGCGGCGTCGACGTTCTGTGTGTCGATCATGCTCACCTTCCCGGAGTTGATGTCCGAGACGAGGTCGAGGAAGATCTCATCACCGAC